GAATGTTTATTGCTGCAGGATCCGTGGGTGATTTATCACAATGTAATCCTTTAAGAGATATGATATTAAACCCTAACTCAAAAGATGTATATGCTGTAGAAACAAATTTATTAGATCATAAAGGTACACTAGGTGTGTCAGGTTTATTTATTCCAGAACAATGGTCTATGCCACCATTTATAGATTTATATGGTAATTCACTTGTAGAAGAATCATTAGAAGCATTAGATGCTCAATTTGAAAAATGGAAAAAAGAATTAAATCCAGAAGATTACCAATTAAGAATATCTCAGCATCCAAGAAATATTAAAGAAGCATTTGATCACAGATCTGTATCAGTTTTTCCTACACATTTAATTGCAGCACAAGCAAGAAGAATTGAAGAAAAAGAATATGCTTATGAATTTTTAGATATTAGTACAGATTCTGATGGAAAACCTTCTGTTACAACAAGTAATAAAAGACCTATAATAGAATTTCCAATATCTAAAAAAACAGAAGATAAAACAGGAGTATTAGTAGTATGGGAAAGACCAATTAAAGATCCAACTTTTGGACAATACTATGCTTCAATTGACCCTGTATCTGAAGGAAAAACTACAACATCAGAATCATTGTGTTCTATATATGTAATGAAAGCTCCAGTAGAAGTAACTAGAATAAATGGAACTGATACTGAAACATATGTTGAACAAGATAAAATAGTTGCAGCTTGGTGTGGAAGATTTGATGATATTAATAAAACTCATCAAAAACTAGAACTTATAATAGAATGGTATAATGCATGGACAGTTATAGAAAATAATATTTCTTTGTTTATTCAATATATGATATCTAGAAAAAAACAAAGATATTTAGTACCTAAAGGACAAATTATGTTTTTAAAAGATATTGGTTCTAATGCAAATGTATTTCAAGAATATGGTTGGAAAAATACGGGTACATTATTTAAAGCACACTTACTAAGTTATACTATAGAATATACCAAAGAAGAATTAGATGTAGAAACTAAAACAGATGGTACTATTGTAAGAACTAAATATGGTATAGAAAGAATACCTGATCCTATGTTACTTAAAGAAATGCAGGAATATGCAGATGGTGTCAATGTAGATAGACTAGTTTCTTTTGCTGCACTTGTTGCATTTATGAGAATACAACAATCTAATAGAGGATATTCTAAAAGAGTGGTTATGGATGATGCTGCTAAAAACTTGCAAAAGTCAGAAAATTTGTTTAAATTAAATAAGAACCCCTTTCGTCATGTTGGAGGAAATAGATTACCTAATAGATCAAATAATAAAAGATCACCATTTAATAACTTAAAGTAAAATATTATGGAAATAATAAATGCCATACAAGCAAAAAAAGGGAAGAAAACTGAAAATAATAGAATTGGAAGTATTACTCAACCATTGCAATTTTTATCTAATAAAGAAAAAACAGATGAATGGGCAGCATGGAATTTAGATTGGATTGAATGGCAAGGAATAAGACAAATCCGAAATAATGCAAGAAGGTTAATGAAGAATTATAAACTTGCAAAAGGTGTTATAGATAAATCAGATTACATTGTTGAAGAAAATAATGAAATGAGAGATATTGTAGATATTCTTACCAAAGAAGATACATCTGCTTTAGAATTAAAATTCTATCCTATTATTCCAAATGTTATAAATGTACTTGTTGCTGAGTTTGCAAAAAGATCTTCTAAACTTACTTATCGTGCTATTGATGAGAATTCACATAATGAAATGATGGAACAAAAAAGAGCAATGGTTGAAGAGGTTTTAATGGCAAATGCTCAAACTAAAATAGTTGCTGCATTAATTGCTCAAGGAATGGATCCTGATTCTGAAGAAGCACAAAAAGAAACAGCACCAGAAAAATTAAAAACACTACCAGAAATAGAACAATTTTTTAAAAAAGATTATAGATCTATGGTAGAAGAATGGGCATCTCATCAACATAAAGTAGATGTAGAAAGATTTAGTATGGATGAATTAGAAGAAAGAGCATTCAGAGATATGTTGATTACTGATAGAGAGTTTTGGCATTTTAGAATGATGGAAGATGACTATGAAGTAGAATTATGGAATCCTGTAATTACATATTATCATAAATCTCCGGATGCAAGATATGTATCACAATCTAATTATATTGGAAAAACTGATATGATGACTGTAGCAGATGTTATAGATAAGTATGGTTATTTAATGAATGAAGACCAATTAAAAAGTCTTGAAGCAATATATCCTATTACAGCTGCTGGTTATACAACAGGTGGTTATCAAAATGATGGTACTTTTTATGATGGTACTAAATCACATGCATGGAATACTAACATGCCTTCATTAGCAATGAGACAATATTCATCTGCAATGAATGGTAGTGTAATACCAAATTCAGATATAATAAGTGAAATATTATCTGAAGGTTATGATTTTACAGATGATTTTACTAGTCAACTTATAAGAGTATCTACAATATATTGGAAGTCACAAAGAAAAGTTGGTCACTTAACAAAAATTGCAGAAAATGGTGAAGTTGTTAATGAAATTATAACAGAAGATTATGCTATTGAATATAAACCAATATATGATAATAGATTATTTAAAAATAAAACAAAAGATACTTTAATATATGGAGAACATATAGATTGGATTTGGATAAATGAAGTTTGGGGTGGTGTTAAAATTGGTCCTAATATAACATCTTTTTTTGGAATGAGTAATCCAGATGGCTTTGCACCATTATATATTGGTATAGATAAACCTAAAATTGGAAAATTAAAATTTCAATTTAAAGGAGATTCAACTATGTATGGTTGTAAACTACCTGTAGAAGGTGCAATTTTTTCAGATAGAAATACTAAATCTACTGCACTTATTGATTTAATGAAACCATATCAGATTGGATATAATATAGTAAACAATCAAATTGCTGACATATTAGTAGATGAGTTAGGAACTATTATCATGTTAGACCAGAACACTCTTCCTAGACACTCTTTAGGAGAGGACTGGGGAAAAGGAAATTTGTCTAAAGCATATGTTGCTATGAAGAATTTTGGTATGCTTCCTTTAGATACATCTATAACAAATACAGAAAATGCATTAAACTTTAATCATTTTCAAAAACTTGACCTTTCACAAACAGAAAGATTAATGTCTAGAGTAAATCTTGCTAATCATTTTAAACAACAAGCATATGATGTAATTGGTATTAATCCTCAAAGGATGGGACAACAGTTATCTCAAATGACTGCTACCGGAGTAGAACAAGCTGCATCTGCATCTTATGCACAAACTGAAGTATTTTTTATACAGCATTGTGATTATTTAATGCCTCGTGTACACTCTATGAGAACTGATTTGGCACAATATTATAATTCTACAAAACCATCAACCAGACTTACTTACATTACAGGTGCAGATGAAAAAGTTAATTTTGAAATAAATGGTACTGACTTATTAATGAGAGACTTAAATATATTTTGTACTACTACTGCAAATCATAGAGCAATATTAGAACAACTTAAACAAATGGCTATGACTAATAATACAGCTGGTGCATCTATTTATGATCTTGGAAAAATTGTTCAATCTGATTCAATTGCTGAATTAAACAGTGTTCTTAAGTCTTCTCAAGCAAAACAAGAACAACAAAAGCAACAAGAAATGCAGCAGCAACAACAGATGCAAACTGAACAATTGGCATCTCAAGAAAAACAACAACAAGCAACAATACAAGCAGAAGCTGAAAAATCAGATAAACTTATACAAAAAGATATTACTGTTGCTGAAATTAGAGCAGCTGGTTATGGTGCACAAGTTGATTTAAATGAAAACAAAATGTCTGACTATGAAGATTCTATGAAAGAAATAAGACAATCTGAACAATATCAACAACAAACTGATTTACAAAGAGAAAAACAATTAAATGAGAATTTAAGAGGAAATCAAAAATTAGAAATTGAAAGAGAAAAACTTCAAGTTCAAAGAGATATTGCAGATAAACAATTACAAATAGCTAAAGAAAATAAAAATAAATTTGATAATAAAAGAAATGATAATAAAAAAAAGTAGGTTAGCCATATAGTGCAAAAAAAAATTATTTTTTTTTTAAATCTTTCAAGTTTAATTTGTATATTGAATTATAAACAAAAACCAACAAAATGAAAACCAACAAAGAAACTGATGAAAATCAAGTACAAGATTCTACAACGGTAGAACAAGTAGATGTAAATATTGATGAATTATTTGGTACACCAGGAGCAGAAAGTGTAATGCTTCCAGCAGATGGTAAACCAGAAGAAAAACCCAAGTCTATGTTTTCTAAGGAAAATACAGACATCACGTTCCTTGACAAGCCTATTTCAAAAGAAGAGGCAAAAGAAATTGAAGAAGTAAAAGAAACTTTTGCTGAGTTAGATAATCTAATTTCACAAGAGGAAGATGCTGGTAATAAAGGTAGACCTAAAGTTGATAAATCAGGACTATATGACTTAGCAACTAAGATGATTGAAGATGGTGCACTTGTTCCATTTGATGATGATAAAGATTTAGAAGAATATACTACTAAAGACTTTAGAGAATTATTTGAAGCAAATTTTCAAGAAAGAGAAAATAAAATAAGAGAAAGCACTCCAAAAGAGTTTTTTAATGCACTACCTGAAGAATTACAAGTTGCTGCAAAATATGTAGCAGATGGTGGACAAGACTTAAAAGGATTATTTAGAACTCTAGCATATGTTGAAGAAATAACTCAACTAGATCCTTCTAATGAAAATGATCAAGCTGAAATTGCAAGACAATATTTATATGCTACTAATTTTGGTACTCCAGAAGAAATAGAAGAAGAAATAGAAGATTGGAGAGATGTAAATAAACTAGAACAAAAAGCAAATCAGTTTAAACCAAAATTAGACAGAATGCAAGAAGAAATAGTAATGCGTCAATTAGCTGAACAAGAACAAAAAAAAGAAAAAAAAGAAAGACAAGCTCAAATGTATACAGATAATGTATATAATACATTAATTACAGCTGAACTTGGAGGAATTAAAATAGATAAGAAAATACAAAATATGCTTTACTCAGGATTAGTTCAACCTAACTACCCTTCAATTTCAGGTAAACCTACAAACATGTTAGGACACTTGTTAGAAAAGTATCAGTTTGTAGAACCAAGACATGATTTAATTGCTGAAGCACTTTGGTTACTTGCAGATCCAGATGGATATAAAAGTAAAGTAAGAGATCAAGGTACAAAAGCAGCAATAGAGAAAACAGTTAGACAATTAAAAACTGAAGAATCTAGAAAAATAACATCTTCATATAATAATGAAAATGAAAATTATAAAAAGACTCCAACAAGGGAGCAAAAAACAATATCTAAAAGTAATATTTTTAGAAAATTTTAAAATAAGTAACAAATAAAAACAAAATAAAAAATGGCAACTCCAGTAATGAACAATGGCATATTCCTACGGGATACAGCCTATGCAGCTAGTTCCCATGTGGATTCTTACCACTTGGTGAACATGCTAAAAGATGCAGAACCAATGGACTTAGGTCCAGTAGACCTTTGGGCAATGGCTCAAAGAGTTGAAATGCCTCTATACCAAATGTCAAGCTTTGGTGGTAAAAATGTAATCAATGTAGATAATGCTCGTGGAGAGTACAAATGGCAAACTCCGGTTTCTATTGACCTTCCATATATTATTGAAGACATTGAATCAACTAATTCTTTTAAAGGTATTGACGGTACAACTTTTAAAATTAAAATTAACAAAAGAGAATTTGGACATGGTGATATCATCACATATGACAAATACAATGGTGTTGAGATGTACATTACAGCAGATGATATCCTTCCTTTAGGAGATGGATTTATCTATACTGTACAATTGGTAAACAATGATAACTATAAATACTTAGATAATAAGTACTTAGCTAATGGTACAAAAGTATTCCGTAAGGGTTCTGCCCGTGGGGAATATGGAGAGAGATTCTCTGACATTACAACAAACACAGGATTCCGTGAATTCTACAACTTTGTTGGTGGTGCAGAAGCTCACGTACATTATTCTATATCTTCTCGTGCAGACTTGATGATCAAAGGTGGAATGAATGCAGATGGTACAGTTCCTGTAACTGAAATCTGGAGGACATTTGACAAAAACATTGATCCATCTATTGCATCTTTAGATGACATGGTTAAAGTAATGGGTAAAGACAAAGTTAAAAAAGCTTTTGACAATGGTGATTTATCACGTACATTCTTAACTAATATGGAAGCTGCACATCTTTCTAAGATTGCAACAGACATAGAAACTTATTTAATGTGGGGTCATGGTGGACGTGTACGTCAAGATGGACCAGATGATGTTAGATTGTCAGTAGGTCTTTGGAAGCAGTTGGATAACTCATTCAAAAGAGTATACAACAAGAATAACTTTACACTTGATTTGTTCCGTGGAGAAATTTATAACTTCTTTAATGGTAAAGTTGAGTTCCAAGGTCCAGATCCAAAACGTTCACTAGTTGTTCAAACTGGTATGGCAGGTATGAGAATGGTTAATGAGGCAATTAAAACTGAAGCAATCTCTTCAGGTCTTTTAATCCAAGCTGCAGACATAGGAGCTATCACAGGAAAAGGAATGGACTTAAACTTTGGATTTGCATATACTTCATATGTAATACCTTTCTTAGCAAATGTTAAGTTTGTACTTAATCCAGCATTTGATAATGTTCATACTAATGATATTGAAAACCCAATCATTGATGGTTTCCCATTATCTTCTTATAGCTTCATTATCTTTGATATCACTGATAATACTAATGACAATATCTTCTTATTGAAGTTGTCTTGGGATAATCAATTAAAGTGGTGGTACCAAAATGGTACTATGGATTACATGGGACGTTCACAAGGATTCCAGTCTTCTGGTCAATTCAATGGATACCGTGTAATGATGTCTCAAACAATGCCAGCTATTTGGGTAAAAGATCCAACTAAAGTTTTAAAAATTGTTATGAGAAACCCAATTACTGGTGGATCATTCTAATAGAAAATAAAATTAAACTAAAAAGGAGGGGGGAGCTCCTCCTTTTTTTTTAATAAGTACTCAATTTTACTAACTAAAAACCAACAAACAAGATGGAAAATTTTACAATGGTAGAAACAACTACCAGCACAACAAAAAAAACAGCTATTGCTGTAAGACCTTTTTTTGATAGCACTGCTTCAAATATGGGATTAGAAAATTATGGATTAGCATTATATGATGGTGTTAAACATCATGAACAACTAGCATGTCTAGAAAGTAATGGTGTAATGAGGTATGTAACAGGATTAAATGAGTTTGCTCCTGAAATTAAATTACTTCAAAAAGATGCTAGAGAAGCAAGAATAAAAGAAATAAGATCTGCTATTATTGAACTTGAAAAAGATTTAGCAGCAAATGTAATTGATATTGATGATAAGGACTTTTGGAATAAAGTAACATTACTAAGACCTGACAATCAAAAATTTTGGAATAAAATAAATATCTCTTGTGGAAATGAACCTATGTTCTTAGACCCAAAAGATCCTTATGACAGAATTAAACTTTATGCTATTGAAGCAGGAGGTTTTGCAATTGTAGCAAAAAGTTATGATGATGCAAGATCAAAAGCTGTAGCTCCTAAGTTTTACTTAGATAAAGAAGAAGAAACTGTAATGGCAAGAACAGAGTACAAAAAAATGCGTAACAAAGCATTATCTGAACTTCAAAAATTATTTGACAAGAACAGTACTAAATTATTCTACATTGCAAAAGTTGTAGATTTAAATAGTACACAGTATAGAAAATCAACACCTAATGATGTTATTTATGAAAACATGGACATTTATATAAATGGAGATGGTGCAGAAGGAAACAAGGAAAGAGCAGCTAAATCATTTATTGAAACTGCAGCAATGGATATGGAAACATTAAAAATCAAATCAATTGTAAGAGATTCCGTTTTTTTTAAGTATATTATAAATAAGGCAGATGGTTATATTTATCATGTTAAGTCAACAGCTTTACTTGGTAGAAATGTAGCAGATGTAGTTGAGTATTTAAAGAATCCTTTACATGAAGATATTCTTAAAGATCTTAATGAAGCTTGTGAAAAATATTGGTATGCGTAATTTAATGTGTAACTTTTTAAAATTAAAATAAAATGGGCAAAGAAAAAATAATACCTGCATTAGGAAAACTTATTGGTTCAGGAACAAAAGCAGCTAAAGCAGTTAAAACTAAAAAAGTAGTTAAACTATCTCAAACAGTACTTGATAAAACTAGAGAATCACTTAAGGCAAAAAAACTAAAAAATGGTACAGGTACGCAAACTGGTAAGAATACCGTTGAATGGAATATTCCACCTGTTAAGAAACCTGTTGTTAAAAAGATTGTTGTTAAAACACCTGTTGTTAAAACACCTGTTAAAAAAGTTACTTCAAAACCTGTTGTTAAAAAACCTGTTGTTAAAGCACCAGTTAAAGCACCCATTGTTAAAAAACCTGTTGTAAAAAAGCCTATAGTAAAAGCACCTGTTAAGAAAGCACCTGTTGTTAAAGCACCTGTTAAGAAAGCACCTGTTAAAAAACCACCTGTTAAAAAACCAAAAACAACAGAACCAACACCAAAAGTTAAAGATACTAGTTATAGTGGTACTAACACAGATACTAGAGCTGGTAAGGTTGCAGCATATGCTGGTAAAAAAGCAGATGCTATTGGTAAAGGTGTAGCTGGAGTAATTAAAGCTCCTGTTAAAGGTGCAAGATACATATATAGAAATCCTAAAAAAGCAATAGTACCTGCAGCTATTGCTGCTGTTTTAGGTTATGGTTATAATCAAAATAGAAAATATAATGCAATGTTAAAATTAATTGAAGGAAAAAATAAGCCAGGTAATAAACCTAAAACTATATATGATAAAACACTTGAAAAAGTTGATACAACAGGACAAGCTGCATATAATAAAAAACAAAAATTAAAACCTAGAAATAATTCTTCAACAGATAGTACAGCTTATAAAAAAGCTCAAGCACATTTAGATAGTTTAGTACTTTTACAAAAGAAAAATAAACAATAAAAATTATTAATTTTAAATTTATAAAAAATGAAGACAAAATGTATGAGTTGTGGAGGTTCTACAACAACAAAAATGCAAAAGGGTGGTACTATCAAAAAAAAATCATTATTAAAAAATCCTTCTCAAGGTTTTTTTAAAGATTTAAACACTAGAATGCAGGCAAGTCTTACTAAAATAAGAGAAACACCTGGTATTGTTAACAAAGATGCTATGTTAACTAAAAAAGATAGAGAAATGTGGGAACAAAAAAATCTTAATCAAGACTTAAAGTTGCATTTATATAAAAAACAACAAGCAAAACTTGAAAAAGAAAAAAAAATTGCAGAAAAAAATAAAATGTTAAAGCTGCAAAATAAAAAAGATTCATATAGCAAACAAGGATTTAAAGTTGGTGGAACTACTAAAATGAAAATGGTTGTAAAAAATAGTAAAAAAAAGTAAAAAAAATTAAAAAATAATAATGCCTAAAGATGCTTGTTATTCTAAAGTAAAAGCACAGTATGCTGTGTTTCCTTCAGCAAGGGCTTCTCAAGCAATTGCTAAATGTAGGAAAGGTTCTGGTACAGTTAGAAAAACAAAAGCTGGTTCAAACCTTAAAAGATGGGAATCTGAAAAATGGCAAGATACAAAATCAGGTAAAGCTTGTGGTGCCGGTGGTTCAAATGAATACTGCCGGCCTACAAAAAAAGTATCTAAGGATACTCCTAAAACAAAGTATGAACTAACTCCTTCTAAACTAGCTGCTAAAAAAGCTGAGAAATCTAGAGTAGGTATGGGAAGAAGAGTTAAAAAAGCATAGTTATGGCAAAGACAGCAGCTTGGACAAGAAAAGAAGGTAAGAATAAAACCGGAGGTTTAAATGCAAAGGGAGTAGCCAGTTATAGAGCAGCTAATCCGGGATCTAAACTTAAGATGGCAGTTACTACTAAGCCATCTAAGTTAGATCCAAATAGTAAATCAGCAAAGAGAAGAAAAAGTTTTTGTGCTAGAATGTCAGGAATGCCGGGACCTATGAAAGATGAAAAAGGCAGACCTACAAGAAAAGCTCTTTCTTTAAGAAAATGGAATTGTTAATTTAAACTATATATATTATGAAAACAAAATGCATGAGCTGCGGAGGTTCTATGAAAAAAATGGCAGTAGGAGGAACTACTACTAAAAGAATAATTAAAAAAAGTACTGGTGGTATGTATGGTATACCTCAAGAAAATCTTGGTACTTCTGGTCAATATGGTTTTGCTAAAAAAGGTGGTGCTACTAAAGCAGCTAAGTTTGCAGCATTAGCACCACCATATGATAAAGCAACTTTTGCTGATAAAATTGTTGGTGCTAAAAAAAGTGCTGGTAGTAAAGCATTACCAAAAGCTCAATTAGGTGCTATTATAAAAGGAATTATGGGTTTTAAAAGTGGTTATAAAGCAAGTAAAATAGTTAAACAAGCTGCTAAAAAAGGTAATTTTAAAGATTGGCATAATGAAATGGATATACTTTTAAAAAAATCAAATCCTAATGTTAAAAAATATATTGGTAAAGAAGCTGTTATTAAAAATTTTAAAAAAGTTATAAAATCAAAACCTGGAGATACTTATAAGAGTGCTGTTAATTTAAAAACTATATCACCAAAACCTAAAAATACTTATAAAAGTGCAGTTAATTTAAAAAATGCATCTAAGGTAAAAGTTAAAACTAATAAAAAATAATGGCTGAGAAAAAGGATAAGAAGTGGATACAAAAAGCAGTTAACCCTAAACATAAAGGTTACTGTACTCCTATGTCTAAACCTACTTGTACACCAAAAAGAAAAGCATTAGCAAGAACATTTAAGGCTATGGCTAAAAATAAATAACTAAAAATAAATAATTATGAAAAAGACAAATAAAGTTAAGATGGGTCCTTTAGGAACTCCACTTGGAAATGCATTAGGATATTTTAATTCTTTAAAATCAAAAAGAACTGCTGAACCTAAACAAACTTTGAGAAAAGCTCAAGATGGAATATATATGGGAGGAACAAAAGATAATCCAAGTAATGTACCACCTACTTTTGAACAAGTAGGTATTAAAAATACTTATGCAGGTCCTCTTAATAAAAAAGATCAAATGGGTCTTGATAGAATGTATCCTTCAACAGCCTTTGCACCAACTCCTAGTGGAAAAGGTATATCAAACAGAACTACTTCTTCAAGAACAAATGCTACTAAAAGTCCAAAAGGACAAGGTTATGTAACTCCTGAAGCAGCTGATCAATATGATAGAAAAAGAGCTGAAAACTTTTTAAGATCTGATCATCAAAATATAAAGGTATATAATAAATATCCTGATGCTGTACCAGAAGAAGTTACTAATTCACAAAACATGACTGAAGCTGAAGATAGAAAAATGGAATATGGTGATCCATATAAAAAAGGTGGCTCTGTAAAGTCTAAAATGAAAACAAGTGTTTCAGTTAAAAAAATGCAGGATGGTGGTATGTTTACACCTAATGGTAGACTTAAATCTAAAAAAACTAGAGATATTTCTTTATCATCTTATGGAAATTCAACTAATGTTTCAAGGACAAAAAGAAATGGTGACATAGTAACTAAAAGTATAAATACTAGTAATGGTTATGGCGGAACTACTGCTAATAAAACTAAAACCATTACTAATAAAGCTGGAGAAACTGTATCTAAAAAAACAAAAAATATTTCTGCAAAATCTGCTGATAGAAAAATTAATAGAGTAAGTAATAATGTAGGTAGAAATGCTAATGATACTTGGGCATATAAAAAAGGTGGTCTTGTAAAAAAAAATAAATAAAAAATGTTAAATAGTACCATTACCATAAAGATAAAACAAAGAATCAACAAGCTTGATAGCAATGACTATGATAATATAGAATGCTGGCAAATTGTAGAGTCTTTTAATAAAGCACAGGTAGAGTGGGCTAGAAGACAATTACATGGAGGTAATCAATATAAAGAAGGAGATGAACAATCTACTAGAAGAAAAGATGACCTACAAGTATTAATGAAAAAATATGATTTATCATTATATCCAAAAGACTATTATTATTTTGCAGCATTACCGGAAGATTATTTACAATGGAAAAGAACAGATGTATTTGCAAATCAAGATTGTTGTGAAAAAAGAAGAATGACAGTTTATTTTGCAGAAGAAGCAAATCTACAACAATTATTAAATGATAAACTAAAACAACCTAGTTTTGAATGGGCAGAAACATTTGCTACTTTAATAGGTAATGATGTACATATATATACTAACAATCAATTTAATATAGAAAGTGCAGATTTAATATATTATAGACAACCTATTAAAATTCAAATACAAGATTGTATTGATCCTTACACAGGTGTAGTATCTTTAACAAATGTACAATGTGAATTTAAAGATGATATAATAGAATTACTCATTGATGAAGCAGTAAGTATATTAGCAGGAGATATAGAGTCAAACAATCAGTTTGCTAGAGGAAGTGCAAATGCTGAAAAAAATAATTAAATATTAAAATAGTTTTGATATTTCAAAACTTTTTATTATATTATATATGTATTATATTATTAACTAAAAACTAAAAACAATGAGTTATTTTAATCATGCTTTCAAGAAAGCATTCTTGGCTACAGGGCCAACACAAACAGCAGTTCCTATTACTAACCCTTTAGGAGCTTCATTAGGTACTGTTACAACAAGTAATGGTTACTTAAACACAGCAGGTTTTCCTGCATACTCTCTTAATCAATTATCTGCATTAACTGTTGCTACCTATGGTACTGCACCTACAGCTACTACAGATGGTTATATTGGATGGTTTGATGCATCAACAAATTTATCTGTTGTGTCTCCATCTTCATGTTGTAATTTATATCTTGCTGGTTCAGCAATTTATTCTAATGATAAAATTGGTCCATTAGCAGGTGGTTATCAAGAGACTAACAAGTCTAAGATGATCAATCCTAAATATGTATCTAGGTTCTATTCAGTTGCTCCATGTCTTCCACAAAATAATGTTATTCACGTAGGTTCTACTTACTGGACTGCAGGTGGTGGTGTATTGACTGGTTCAATTACAACTCCAGGTGTAGGTTATACTCCTAACTCAACTGTTGCAGTTGGTGTAGGTACAACAAATATAACAGCAACTGGAACTGGTTTAGAATTATCTATAACAATAACAGGTGGTGTTCCAGCTGTTACTGGAATTGTTAATCCTGGTAAAGGATATGCTAATGGTACTACAGTTTCTATTAAATCTCCTACAGGTACTCCAGGTACATTAGCAGTATATACTATTAGTGCATCAGGAGGAGTTACTACACCTCATACTCAAACAGGTTGTGGTACAACATCTACATGTTGTAAAGAATATCTTTGTGGTGAAACTTACTCATTAAGAGTAGATGTAAAAGGTTCTCCTGCAATGAGATTTTTAAATCACAATGCATATGCTACTATTGATGCTTATACAGGTTGTTGTCCAGATGGTGCAATAGCACCTACAGCTGTTGATTCAACTATAGTATTTATTGCATGGGCAAATGGTTTAATTAATAATCCAATTGTAGCTCCATTCTTACAAATTGTTGTTCAAACAGAACTTGGTCAATTATTATATGCTCCAGGTACAAGTGCTGCATTCTTAGCATTAAATGCTGCTCAAACTTGGGATAATTATGTATCTCCAGGACACACAGCTAATGCTTGTGCAGGTTTAATTATAAATGGTGCATATGTAGATACTAAGTTTGGAGATTGTTCATTCCAAATTTCTGATTTCTATGAAAAAGAGCCAGTTAAATTATATGCTTCTGAAGTAGATCTTAATGGTGATCCTTGTACATTTGATTCTTTATGTACAGTTACTGAATGTGAAGGTCTTCAAGCTCAAGGTTTAGGAGAAACTATTTTAAGAGATCTTACTTTGTCAGAATCTTACAGACAAAATTTCTTAGCAACAGATATCCGTATCCGTGAGATTACTCAAGGAAATCAAATTGTAACTTCTATTAATAGAAATGCACAGTATTTTAGATACTTGTTACAACACAATGTACCACGTAATTATAATCCATCTGGAACATTTGATTCAGATCAGTACTTGTTAGAAATATATTCATTAGTAGCATTAACTACTTTCAATTCTCAAACTACTAGTTGGTTAGAGACTTGTGGTCTTTGTCCTGCTGAAACAAATGACTATACATGTTCTACAACATGTGTGGTTCCTATTCCTTTCCCTGCATTACCTGTATTTAATCCTTATAATACAGTTAGTTGTTTTGGACTATAAGAACAAATAATTAATTATTAACTAGAAAGGGGAGAAGAGTTTCATACTCCTCCCCTTTTTTTATATAAATACTATGGCAAATCATGTATTAAGTTTAGAAGTACCTACTGTGATGAACACATGTATTTTAAGTATATTTGATACAAGTGTATATTCTGAATTAATTCCTGTTAGCTGTCCATTATTAACTATTACAGTACCAGGTTTTGCATATTCTGTACAAATCCCAGTTTCACCAAATTTTAATGAAACTATAACAGCATGTGATTTAAATTTACAAACAGAAAATTGTGGAATAAGTTATACTGATATACCTGATGGTATTTATATTATTAAATATTCAGTAGAACCATCTGATATAGTATTTGTAGAATACAATCATTTAAGAATTACAAAAGCATTAAATAGATATAATAATATTTTATGTAGAGTAGATGTTGCTGATTGTGACCCACCTTTTAGAATTAAAGAAAAATTAGAAGCCCTTAGAATAATACGTATGTATCTAGATGCTGCTAAATCTAAAGTAGAAGTTTGTCATGAACCTCAAAAAGGAATGTCATTATATAACTATGCTTTAAAACTTTTAATGAAAATGGACTGTGTAAATTGTTAAATTATTAAACCTTTAAAAACCAACCAAATGAGTCAATGTTCAAATTGTAATCAAACTCTAACTTGTGGATGTCAAAGAAGAAATGCATCTAATGGAGTTCAAGTATGTACTAATTGTTTAAGTAGTTATGAATCACAAATACAAGTTACTAATCAAACTTCTGTAACTACAGAAGCAGGGACAACAATAACTCCTCATAGAAGAGGACAAGCTTTAAGAAAGTTTATAAAATAAAATTTTAAAATGAGTAGTACTCCTATAATACTTTTTACTCCTTGTTGTGCTCCTGGAGATACTTATGTAAGATTTGTAGGATTGCCTATTGCTGGTATTCCTAATAATTCTTATTGGGTTTATACAGATGGATCAACGCTTGTTGGAGAAGGTACAGCACCATGGAATTCATTAATACCTGGTCAATGTTATTTTATATCCTATACTTCAACAGGTATTTCTACTGCTCCTGCATTTACTTTAACTTCTTCTAGTTTTAGTAATAACATAACATATTTTCCAGAAACTAAAACATGTGATGCACCTTATTGTATTAATGCATGTAATCCAATAATACCAGAAGCAACTAATAATAGATATTTACAATATGTACCATGTTGTGTTAATTCTGGACCAACTCTTTATTTTAGAGTACCTGCAATTAATGTTCCAATAGATGGAGTAGCAAGTTATATTGGTACAATTTCTCCAGCTCCATATCCAACAACAGATATTAATGGTAATACTACTAATCCCTTAGTACAAAATAAATGTTATTCAATTACATTACATACCGTTGGTGTTGGTCAACCAGTTAGTAATGCTACTCAATATAATAATTTAGCTTTAGCTCCACAAGATTCATCAGGAAATTATATATGGCATTCTCCTGTATATCCTGCACAACCTGATTCTTTTTGTCAAAGATATATAAATGATTGTCCTGAATGCAATCCATTATGTTTTACACTTTGGTCTTGTGATGGATCTCAACCTTTATTTACTACATCAACAGATTTAACAGCTTTTGTTGGACTACATATTACAGTTAGTAGTGTAGACCCAGAAAATAATATAGTTGACCTTTGTGTGTTTGTTCAAAACACTACAGATTTTAATTGTATAAATGCAATGGAAGTAATAGTTACTTCTAATTCATGTATATGTGATTGTACATGTTATACAGTAACAGGTAATATTAAATCTATTGAATACATAGATTGTTCTGGTAATTATATTTTAATTCCAAATCCAGGAACATCAACATCAAGTTTTTGTGCTCAAAGTTATCCTATTGTATTCTCAAGAGATAATACTACAGCATTTATAACTAATAATGGTGATTGTATTGAATCTACTTTTCTTGATCCAGAAACTTGTGAAGAAATTACAGAATATATTTGTACACCACCTGCATGTTATTTACTTGAAGATTGTACAGATAATACTAATGTTATTTATTCTAACTCACCATCATTAGCATTACCTGCTAATCTTGGACAAGTAGTTACTATTGCTGGTCATACAGAATGTTGGAAAATATTAATTCCTCAAGAATGTATATGTCCAATAAATGTAACAGTATTAACTACTAGTGCTTGTTGTTTAACTTGTTTGCCTAATATAAATTATAAACTTACATCATGTGATGATAATACAATATTTACGTATACATCAGATGATTTAAGTCTGTATGTTGATAAAGTAATTAGAAAAGAAGACTGTCCAGAAGAGTGTTGGCTTGTATCTCAAATTGATGGTAACATACCATCAGATACACCTGTTATAATATTAGATGATTATTTAGATTGTGAATTATGTTATAGAAAATATTATTTGCTTGAAGATTGTTTAGGTTTACAAAATAATATAATAACATATAGTGATTTATCAAGTTATGTTGATAAAGTAATTACATTAGACTGGTGTCCTGAAACATGTTGGGAAGTAACTGAAACTTTTATAAATAATAATGCTGGTGTTATATCAGATATTTTAAATACATATAATGTCTGTGTTGATTGTTTAACAAATGCTTCTTGTATTTGTAGTACAATAAAAAATTATAATACTATATCACAAATATATAAATATTTAGACTGTTATGGTTTATTACAAAGTATTACACTACAACCTAATCAAAAAAGTGATAGGTTATGTTTAATAAGATGGTATGCACCAGAACCTTGTGATGAACTTATAGTAACTATAACATCTTCTACAGGAATTGTATCTAATATTACAGTATATCAAAATAGTGTAAATCATCCAGGACCTGTAATTGTAAATGATAAACCAACTTGGAAAGATGCAGATAATAATTTATATATATATTATGATGGTGCAAAATGGATATTAAATAAAAATTTAACTCCATTAGTATTACCATCTGTTTATACTACTATTGGTTTTATTGATTGTAATGGAGATTGTGATTGTCCAACAGGAACATGGCAACAAAGTTCAAGTATTCCAAATCAAGATGTTTATGTAACAACTGAACTTAAATACACAATAGAATATTTTGGTAACTGTATAAATGGTGTATGCCCTCCAAGAAAAAATAATCAAAAATCTGTTACTCCTGGTTATAATACTCCAGGGTGTGAAGCATGGAAGTATGAAGAAATTTCTTGTAGAGCTGCAGAAGCAATGTACAAACAAGTTTTAGAATTAAGATATGGAATATCAAATTGTTGTCCTGATGAAGATGAACAATATATTGTACAAAAAGAACTTATAGATTTAGCTGCATTATATGATCCAGCTTATCCATGTGCTACAAATTCATGTGGATGTAATACTGATTGTAATTGTTCAACTGCAGAACCTGTATGTCCAACAGTACCATTAACTTATAATTGTTTTTGTACACAAACTGCATGTGAGTGTATTGAGATAGGAAATGGTTCAGGAGAATATTCTACACTAGCTCTTTGTCAAGATGCTTGTGTACCAATACCACCTGTTACTTCTTATAATTGTGTTGATAATACTTGTGTATTAGTATCTGGTTCTAGTGGACAATATCCTACATTAAGTCTTTGTCAAGCTGAGTGTGCTTTACCACCTATTGTTTCTTATAATTGTCTTAATGGTAATTGTGTTGATCCAGGTGATGGTACTGGAATTTATGAAACATTAGTTGAATGTGAAAATAATTGTGGAGAGGGTCCAGTAACTATAAATACTATATATACAACTTTTGGCACACTTTAATTTAAATAATAAAAATGGAAGATATTAAATTAAAAATTCAAGAATTAGCAGAACAAAATGCTTTTAATGCAAATACTATTTCATATGGATATAAATTTGTTGGAAATGTTCAAACAGATGAGTTATGTATTATGTTTAGTGTAGACCAAAAAAAACCAATATCTGAACTTTTAGATTCTGAAATTATTCCTAATTCAATTACAATAGAAGATCAAGTTTTAAAAACTGATGTATTTGAAGCTGGTAAAACAGAGTTAATAGCTTGTAATGCAACATGTGGTCAAAATGCAGGTTCAAATTCAACAGCAAATAGAGCATTTACAAGACCATTAGTTGGTGGACTATCCGTTACATCAACTAATTTAGTTACATCAGTTGGAACATTAAGTTTTATAGGTGTTGATAAAAATACTCAAGCTTTAGTAGGTGTATCAAATAATCACGTTTTAATTCAAGATGCTTTTTATACATCAGAAAGAAATTTAACAAATGGAGTATATCAAAATGAATATAGTCCAATAGATAATGTATATCAAAATGGAGAAACAGGTACAATACCTCCATCAAATTATACAATTGGAAGAACATTAAGATATGTTCCTATACAACAAGCTACTCCTAATAAAGTAGATTGTGCTATTTTTTCTATAAATCAAAGTGACATAGGTACAGGAACTATATCATCTTCAGTAATGCAAGCTGGTGTTGCATATACTAATCCTTTACCTTTTGCAACTACTGCAGAAATAAATAATTTACTTGTAACTAACCCTATGTTATATAGTTCAGGAAGAACAACAGGTCCTAAAGGTGGTGCAGAATGTCCATTAAGAATATTTGCTTTATTTACATCTTTTTCATTAAATTATAGAAAACAATTTGTATACACTACTGTAAGTTTTATAGATCAAATTACATTTGTTAAACCTGAAAATGATCCTAG